ATTGAAACTTTTTTCTTTGAGGAAGATGCCATGAGAATGGCAAAGCATTTAGACCGCGGTGCTGGATTCTCTGGCTGGACTCCAGGCTTTCTTCTAACAAAGGTTGTAGTCAAGGAAGATATCAACCAGAAGTTTAGTGAGCTGGTTTTGAGCAAGTAGCAGCACCCCAGAACCGCTCAGATTTGACAGATTTGGAAGCGGCTGGAGACGGGTCTGGAGAGCGGTTGGTACGATTACGCCAAGCCTCAAACCACCCGTTCCAGCCGCTTCCTATTGCGTCTGGATTCGACCCAATGATATCAATGACTTAGCCGGACGAGAAATCAATGACTTAGCCCATGCGGCCAGAGCATAGCAGGTATGCGGAATGAACCCTTGAAAATCGGGGTTGCCATCCCCATCTATAGTATATGATGACGGAGACTACCATGACCCTCGCTGAACACCTCGCTGCCCTCAATGCTGAGAAGCTGGCTTGGATCGCCGAAGATCCCGATAATCGCTGGACTGGTCTTTATGTCGAGGAACTCGATTTCTGGGCTGAGATGGGCGTCACGACCGTGGCTCAGTTCAAGCGATACGAAAACGAAAGTTTCTTCTGGGAGATGTACAAGGACGTTACGGGTTGTCGCCCGCGCCACATCAACCTAAAGGACATGTCCGACGAGGAACTGGAACATGAGATTAACCTTCTCAGCCGCATGATGGAAGACGAAATCAAGCGCGAGGAAGAATGGCGCGCTCAGGAGATGATCTACATTCAGGAAGACGCTGAGGAAGAAAACATCAAGCGCGATGAAGCTCCGCTTCCGATTGACTATGTGGCTCACAACTATCAGGATGGATGGCTCTAATGGCCCTTGAAATTTTTGTTCGCGTTTCGCTCTTTATTGCGCTAATCGCATATCTTGTCTGGTTCTGGTCAACGGTTTATTCGTGGGTGCTCTAATGCTTAGATTTCTACTCGGTATGGTTCTGGGCGCTTCGGCCACGACTGGTCTTGGCTTACAGATTGTGATGGGTACCATCGGCTTCGGCTTCATGGCTTGGGGCTTCTATTCAATGCTTATGCATGGAGAATTGGAATGACCGTTTCTGAAAAGATTAAAGCGCGAATTGCGTTTCTGAAAACTCGGATTTCTAATCTCTCGGAAGATTATGAAGATTATTCCGATGGTAAGATTGCAGCGTTTGAGGAAGATATCAACTTTCTCATAGAAATGCTGGATGAAATTGAGTGTAAGGCTCTGAAGGAAGAGGGTTACAATGTTTAGCACCGATAAAAATGACTATATGAACGGCTTTCATATGACTTTCGCAAACGGTTGGACTGTATCGGTTCAATTCGGCAAGGGTAACTATATCTCGGATCGTGGTCATCACGGCCAGAGTGTTGATGCTGAGATTGCCGCTTGGGACAAGGATGACAACTGGTATTACTTTGATACCGAAAATGGTAAGGTCAAGGGTTGGGTAAAGCCTGATGAGGTCGCGGACTTCATGGCGATGATAAAGGCAAAGTAAATGAAAGTTTATGCTGCGGTTGGTCTAACGGCTCGAATAGATTGGGCTTCTAGATCCGATATCAAAATTCTCGGCTACTACAAAACGAAAGAAGGCGCCGAGAGAAAAATTACAAAGATGAAAGAAAGTAATTCGTGGTACATGGACTGGGAAGAGTTCGGTATTGATGCAATTACAATTGAGGACTAAAACTAATGGACATTAAGATCATCGGCAAGGCCAAGCACATGTGTAAGGCCGAAATCAAGTTCGCTACCGCCTTCTTTGCCAACTATGTGATGGGTGAGCGTCTAGCCAAAAACCTTGACTTTGAAATCCGTTTCGAGGATCAGGGTAAGATGGCCGAAGGGCATTGTAATCCTATTGATGCTGAACGGCGTCCTCGTTCGTTTGAGATTGGTATCAATCCAAGACTCCAGCGTTATAAGATGCTCCAGTGTCTCGCGCATGAGATGGTTCATGTGAAGCAGTATGCCCGTGGTGAGTTGTCTTCCGAATTGATCACCGCGAAGTGGCAGGGTAAGGTCTACAAGATTACCAATTCGTTTGAGGACTATCTCAACTATCCTTGGGAAGTGGAAGCTTATGGGCGTGACCGTTCGCTCTACCTGTTCTATCAGGTGATGTTGAAGTCGGAAAAGGTCAAGTTCAAGAACGGAAAACTTTACATCGGCGGTAAGCTGATGCGTTTCAACAAGACTTGACAAACCGATTGGATAGTGCTAATATATAAACATGATGACAAAGCAACGGAATATTCAAGTCGGTGATCTGGTTCATGTTCGTACGGAATACAAGTACGGCGCACGACACAGTGTCTCTATCAAGTCTGGAAGGGTTATTAAAAGTGAGCGACATGATCATAAAGATACTTTTCGTTTATACACTGGCAATCCTCAGTACCCCGTTTCTGTTATCGCATTTGAACGGGTCACTGGTATTAAGCTTCGCGAGGTCGCGTAATGGTTAGGTCTTATGATGTAGATTTTTATGTTCTTGACAATCGTGCTGGATTCATGCTATACTGTTTTGAAGAAGATGATTGTGTCCATGAGCAGTTCTACCGCAATTCGGATGATGCTCACTATGTTGGCCATAAGTTTCTTGATGGATGTTATGTCAAGGGTTATATTCTTGAGGATGTAGCATAAATAAAAAACTGGTTCCGTAGTTCAACTGGATAGAGCAGTCGCCTTCTAAGCGACGAGTTGGGGGTTCGAATCCCTCCGGAACCGCCATGTCCCCTTGGTGTAATCGGTAGCCACGGCAGACTTAAAATCTGCTTCTTCGGAGTGCCAGTTCGAGTCTGGCAGGGGACACCAATCAAGCGCCTATAGCTCAATGGTTAGAGCTGACGGCTCATAACCGTCTGGTTCCGGGTTCGAATCCTGGTGGGCGCACCAAATAATGAGGAAAGTAATGAGAGTCCAAATGTCTGTTTTTCGTTCCGATGATATGGATCTCAAAGCTATTGTATATTACAATCCTCATAATGATCAGTATGAAATCGATTATTGTAAAAATGGATTCTTAGTAACGACCGAATCATATCAAGATCGAGGTCTTATTCATCATGAAGATGCGGCCGAGAACTATGTATATGGAATCAAAAAGATTGAAGGTAAAATGTCCTAAATGTAAGAAGACTTTCAAAGGAGATGATTATATCGATGCTCTTTTGAATTGTCCGTACTATACATGTGGACTGAAACAATCTACAGTGAATAATGGCGTGGGTGTTGGTACACAAGAGGGCCTTATAAACCCTTTAGCAGTAGATGACTGTTCTCGACTAGGATCGAAACCTAGCACGCCAACCAAATTAGGAAGATGAAGATGATTACGAAGATGGAAATGAATATCGGTGAGATTTTGGATCTTGCTGCTTGGCTTGAAAAGCACGGCCTAAAGCGAACACACCGAGTTGTAATCGAACAGGAATGTGGCAACGGTATTGGTACCGCGACACAGGCCAGAGTTAAGACTACTGAATCGGAAGGCATCTTTATCGATATCACCGATTATGATGTATGGTGATGATATGAACGAATGGCTTGATAAAGGACTTTTCTGTATTGGTTGGGTCAGCTTTATGTGGATTGCTGATTTGCTTTTGAGTAATACTGGCGTTACGAGTTATGGCGCTCTAATGATTGGTGCTCTATCTATTACAGCGGTAGGACTTATTAAACAATATCGGGCGAGTGTGGTGAAACGGTAGACACAGTGGTCTCAAAATCCACCGCGTAAGCATGGGGGTTCAAGTCCCTCCACTCGCACCAAAAATAAATTTTATAATACTTGACAATCCAGATTGGATGTGATATAAATAAGAATACAAGTTAATAAGAGAATCGTTCCAACAAAAAATGAAACACCATTATTGCCCCATTGCGAATAATCAACCAAAAGGTCGTCCATCATGGGCAGGCAACGGGGGTTCTATGATTTGAGTCTTGTTACAGACTTAGATTCTTAAAGAACCCCGATGAGGAAACTCTCGGGGTTTTTAGTTATGCGAAATAAACATAGCTGCCATGCAAAACAAAACATTGAAAAACAGACTTGCAGGCATTATCTATAGTATGTGAGAGATTGAGAGAAGGAGGGGCGATGCTTCACTTCGTAGGGTTTAAAGGCGACGAATACCTTCGGGCTTGTCGCGTGTTTGGTTTACCAGATTTCATCCATCCGGGATGGGATCTTCGTGCTCGACGGGAGATAACTCCCGATGATACCGTTGTCTTTGCTACTGGCTCTTTTAATCAGGAGCCGCGTAGTCGATCCTTTAGTGATCTCAAAGAATAACGGCTTGCTGATTTACATTGTTAAGTTCCTAGAGATAACGAAAGTTATCTCTTCCGAGACACACCAGACAGGACGACAGGTTGGTTCGAAACGTCTGCGTCCGATACTAGCTTATCGAACTAAACTAGCTGGTGTGTCGCGGAAGTGATAAGTTTTATTCCCTTGGAGCCGGGTTGGTACCGGCACCTGACTGTTAATCAGGCCGTTATAGGTTCGAATCCTATTAAGGGAGCCAATATGCGGGTATAGCTCAGAGGTAGAGCGTCACGTTGCCAACGTGAATGTCGTGGGTTCGATCCCCATTTCCCGCTCCAATACGCGCCAGTAGCTCAGTGGTAGAGCAGCGGTCTCTTAAACCGACGGTCAAGAGTTCAATTCTCTTCTGGCACACCAATCCATGGTCTTGTAGTGAATGGATATCACACCTCTCTGTCTAAGAGGAGTAACGAGTTTGAGCCTCGTCAAGATCGCCAATAACAGCCCACCTCTTGACAATGTGGGTGCCTGACATACGGGCTTGGGGAGAGATATAAAGTATTAAGATATGAAACTCCTCCACCATTTAGTACGCCGAGCATCCTTCGGGATACGCTGGGTAGGGTTGACGGCACCCTCGCAGTACGAAAGCCGTTATTCTATTAGCGACACAGTGTAACGCTACAGTTTTATAAATACTCTCAAAAGGAGTATTCTATGAAAATCTGTAAACACTGTGGAGAAGAACACAACATGCGCGGCCTATCGTGTAGAGTTTGTAAGGACAATCTGTATAACTATAACATGAACAGAAATGATGTTCTTACTCTACATGAGAGTCAAAATGGCAAATGTGCTTTGTGTGATAAAGAAGTTAAGATGTTTAATGGTGGTAGTTACAAAAGCGGTAACGTTGACCATTGCCATAAAAATGGAACAGTAAGAGGCATACTTTGCCATCAATGTAACACTTTCGTTGGTTACATGGAAAATAAAGTTCCGTTCTATAAGTTAAAAAGTTATCTGGGTGTAGCGTAATCTGGTTATCGCGTCTGCTTTGGGAGCAGAAGACTGAGGGTTCAAATCCTTCCACCCAGACCAATTTAGTAAGCCCCTAAAGGGAACGCCGGGTCACTCCCGAGCCGAAGCGAAGGAAACTTCGCCGAGTTTTAAAACAGTGTGTAGGGGAGTCTGGCCGTCCCCACTACCCTTGGAAGGTAGGGATCGGTGGTTCAAATCCACCTACACTGACCAATCGCTGGATTACTATAGAGATGGTAGGTGCACTCTGTCTCTTGTGCGTACCAGTAGAGGACAGGCTGACACCTCTATAAAAACGCGCCAGCAATTCTATCAGTGTGGTGTAGCGGTAACATGCCGGTCTCCAAAACCGTGCGTCTAGGGTTCAAATCCTTACACTGATGCCAATAATGGGGTGCTGATGATAACGGGAGCATGCCGCCCTTGCAAGGCGGACGACAGGGTTCGATTCCCTGGCATTCCACCAGTTTGACTTGATTACTTACGCTTGAGACACCATCCGCTTGAGGTTGGAATAATGTTATCAAGATAAGTCGCCAAATATCAAGCACATTCGTACCGACCGCGTGAGGTACAGCAGTTTTGGGTGAGCGGCAACGACGGCGAGTTGCGGCGGACTGTAAATCCCCTGTCTAGTACTTAGTTGGTTCGAATCCAACCTCACCCACCAAATTATCCAGTATTCTAGACATGCTGGAGAGACCTCGCAAGACTATCAGAGGGGAATGCTTGCTAATATCGGATTGCTTACCTCAATAAGCGCAATGGGCTGAACCGATAGGGTGTAAAGAATAAGAACTTGCCGAAAGGCATACGAAGCAGGCCTAGTGGTCGGTAGAAATGGCAGGGCATGAGCCCGTGCGCTCTGGGTGTAGAAATACCCGACCAATTAATTTACTGGCGCATAGCTCAGAGGTAGAGCACTGTCCTGATAAGACAGGGGTGGAAGGATCGTTACCTTCTGTGCCAACCAATTACTGCTGACTTGGAGCAATGTCGTATGGAATACGCTTCTTCTTTTTCTTCGGTGGCGGTGTAGGCTTAGGCACAGGCATTACAACAGGCTTCTGCTTTGCTGCCTTAAGTTCCTTGTTGAGTTGATTGATAACAAGTCTTTGATCCTCAACCTTTGTATTAAGATAATCAACATCTTCCGTTAGAGTTGTGATCTGACCTTCAAGATCAGTCTTCTCTTTGATAACAACTTCAAGGTTATGTTGTGCTATTGATGCTTGTTCCTGATATTGCTTAGCCGAGGCATAATAGTTTCTGGCTTCAAATAAAAGATAGAACGTTGTGAAAACTGAAATGGCACAAAGCAAAAGTAATAACAGTGTTGGCATAGTTCTAAGTCCTTTTTTCATAGTGCTAATCCTGTAGTAGACATTTAAAGTATATAGTTAATATTGGGAGATCGTCTAAAGGTAGGACGCAGGATTTTGATTCCTGCTATCTAGGTTCGAATCCTAGTCTCCCAGCCAATTGAACCCTTAACTCAGTGGTAGAGTAGCGGGCTTTTAATCCGTCTGTCCTGGGTTCGAATCCCAGAGGGTTCTCCAAATATGGTTCCATCGACTATCGGTTAGGTCAGGTCCCTTTCAAGGATCAGAGGCGGGTTCGACTCCCGCTGGAACTACCAATCAAGGAGTTATGATGTTCAAACTCACTTCATTATCTGCTATCGGAGCTAAGTCGTTGGCCAAGCAGTATGTGAGATTCGGTTACAAACTGGTCTCACAAATTTATGACAAGAAGAAAGAGATATACATTAGTACATTTAAGTAATAAGGCGGATAGGACAAAGAAGGTAAGTCGTCGGTCTCATAAGCCGAAGGAGTTGGGGCAGATCCAACATCCGCAACCAACCCGTTTTAGTTCAATGGTTAGAACGCATGTCTGTGGAACATGATACGGTGGTTCGATTCCACCACTCGGGACCACTTTGTTCATTCATTTGTACATATAGACGCTTCGCGTACAAACGAATAGACATTGCCGGGTCGTCTAACGGTAGGACGCATGACTCTGACTCATGCTATCGTGGTTCGAATCCATGCCTGGCAGCCAGAATAAATAAGTTAATGGAGCCGTAGCAAAACGATTAATGCGCGGGACTGCAAATCCTTGAGGTATCAGTTTGAATCTGATCGGCTCCTCCAATAATGCATTCGTATCCCCCTCCGCTACGAACGGAGAGAAAGGTAACTGGAAATGGTATAACAACTAATGCAGGTTCGAATCCTGTCGAATGCTCCATTAAAGGAAAAAATTAATGAAGCTTATTAAAACTTTAATTGCTACATCATTTTTATTTGTGGCAATGCCTTCTGCTCATGCTACCGTTGCTTCCTGGTATGATTGTGTGAAACCGGGTGAATGTAGTAAGAGCAAGATTACTGCTAACGGGGAAAGATTTAACCCCAATGCGTTGACAGCGGCGCATAAGACTCTTCCTTTCGGTACAAAAGTTCGTATTACCTATAAGGGAAGGTCAGTTGTCGTGAGAATAAATGATCGCGGCCCATTTATTAAGGGTCGTCATATTGATCTTTCCAGGGCTGCTGCTCGGAAGATTGGATGTCATGGAGTTTGTAAAGTACAAATAGCTGTGATAAAATAATATGTGTTAGAGGTTTGTGAGTGGACTGTAATTGACTGGAAACTCTCGTTAATCATAAAAGTGGAGGGCGTAACCACTATAAGAAATCGCATCGAATTTGGATAGATGGCCGAGCGGCTGAAGGCGCCAGTCTTGAAAACTGGAAAACAGAAATGTTTCGTGGGTTCGAATCCTACTCTATCCGCCACTTTCGGGACGAAGCCAGAGTAACTGAGACAACTGGCTTAATGAGTAACTGCTGGCAAAGCCGCTAAATGACTTTCTCAGGTCGTGCAGAGGCTCACGTACCCGATCCAATTAAAAGGAAAACAATATGAGTAAAGACTGTGGTTGCGGAAGAAGTCCAACTGGAAAATGTATTGGTTGGCATGGGTTGACAAACGAAGATTATTCTGCTAAACTTAAAGAATACGAAAAGAAGCAGTTAATGGAATCTGCCCCACAACTACTAAAGGAATAAATGTGTTCTTGGTGAAGCTGGTGCTCACGTTCGCCTGAAGAGCGAAAGAACTCTGTTCGATCCAGAGAGAACACACCAAATCGCATATATTATAAATAAGTATATACACTATGTTGTATGTTACTAATACGTAATCGTGAAAAGAGGAATACAAAAATGAAGTTTATTGTTTTAATCGGCGCAGTAGCACTGGCCGCAACTACTTTCACTCCACTCGCTCATGCCAGTGCCGCTCTTGGCGGCCTTGACAAGCAATGTTATAATGCTCTTCGCAAGGAATGGTCTGGTTGTAATAAGGGATCAGGCGCAGATAATAAGAATCTTCCAGACTTTAAGTTTAATCCGAAGTCTCACGGCAAGCCAGGAAAGCCAGGCGGTAACGGTGGCAATGGTAATGGCAACGGCGGTACCGATAACGGCGGTGATGGCAACAACGGCGGTGGCGATAATGGCAACGGAGGCGACAACGGTAACGGAGGCGACAATGGAGGCGATAACGGTAACGGTGGTGATAACGGTAATGGCGGTGACAATGGCAACGGTGGCAATAATGGCGGCGATGGTGGTTGCCAAGGAGCTGGCGGCGGTAACTGCGGCATAGGAAACGGTGGCGGTGGTGGTAATGGAACCGGCAACGAAGGTAATGGCAACGGCCCTGGAGATAATAGCAATCAGCCCGACAATAACAACGGCGGTGGTAATAACTCAAACTCTCCTCAACTCAACAGCAATGACATAAAGGGTTTTGATCCTTCCACCGGTCTATACGGCCCTGGTACCTAATCACACAAAGCGTCTTGGGAGGTGTTGGCAATCTCATCGGTCTCATAAGCCGAACAACCCAGTTCGAAACTTGGAAGACGCACCAAACTAAATACTTCACGGTCAATCAAGGCCAATAATGAGGTATTAACATGCTAAACACACTCGTTGTATTAGTTCTAGTCGCTGCCGTTCTCTGGGTTCTCTGGGAAATGTGGCAGAATGGTTGGGATCTTAAGAAGGGTGGCGCTGCTATCGTAGCCGCTGCTGCTGCTTGGTGGGTCTGGGTTCACGATTCAGTATCTTCACTAATTTCTGGAATGTAAATAAAGAACCGTCGTTGGCCCGTGACGGTATATAAATCCTCGGGGTGTAAGTTCCTGCCTTGACCCTTCCATAAGGAATCACTGATCGCAGTAACCGCTAACGGGCCTCCAATTTAAATGCCGATTCCGACGGGAATCGGTCGAGTGCAAGGAAATGGCTGGACGCAAAGACCGGCTAACTTGGCTAGATGGTGTGGTGCCCGCGCGTGATCTACGAGAGTAGAAGACGTGTCGTTTCCGACCAAGAAAATCTAGGCTGTCGCGTTGAACAGGTATCTGGGCCGTGACTTGTGGGTGTACCCGAATCCCACCTCACCTTATTAACTATAGGAGCATTAATGCCTGGACCATTATGGGAAGCGACTAGAGACTTACACCATGCTTGTGAAGCGCATCCTGTTGGTGCTGCTATGGCAAGTGGTAGTCCACCTATGAAATGGTATGCTGACTGGCTTTCCGCTCTTTACACTATACACTGGGAAGTTGATCAACATATTCCGAAAGTCATCCATAGAACGGAAAGAGTTCAAAATGACTTGACAGCCACAAACTGTCCTGCTAATATAATACGTGCTGCTAACAAATATACCAATTCCTTGATAACGGAAAAAGATATTGCAGGCGCTGCTTATGTTCTTACTGGAGCGCACCTGATGGGCGGCGAGATTATGCGTAGGCGTCTTGTTGGTTATCCTACTACACATCTGGAATGGGATGATCGTAAAGCTGCACTTGTGGAACTAAACAAGTTTAGAGAGCGTGAAGAGATTGCAGAGGAATCTAAAAACTGTTTTCATGCTCTTCTAAAGATTATGGACGAAATTAAGGCCGATTAGCTCAGTGGTAGTAGCGTCTCGTTTACACCGAGAATGTCGGGAGTTCGAATCTCTCATCGGCTACCAATAACGCGGATATGGTGAAATGGCAGACACGCTAGTCTTAGGAACTAGTGCTTCGGCGTGGGGGTTCAAGTCCCTCTATCCGCACCAACTACGCCTCTATAGTATAAAGGTAGTACACGGCTTTGGTAAAGCCGAGACACAGGATCGATACCTGTTAGAGGCACCATATAAATAGTTACATGCTGGCTTGGCTGAACGGCTGAAGGCAACGGTTTTGTAATCCGTCGGAGTAATCCCATTGCAGGTTCGAATCCTGTGGCCAGCACCATTTTTTTAGGAACTTAATAATGATTAGAAAGCATCTCGACCTAGACGCCGTTCGTGCGTTTATTCAATCACAATCTCCAGAAACAAAGGTATATCTTGGTGGCGACTCCGAACGCTTTCAAATCGATGGCGTGTGGTATGCTGACTACATCAATGTGGTAGTTGTTCATAAGAACGGCAAGAACGGTTGTAAGGTATTTGGTGGTATCGTGCGTGAGCGCGACTATGACCAGAACAAGGACAAGCCACGGATGCGTTTGATGAATGAAGTAATGAAGACTGCTTCGCTATATCTGGAACTATACGATGTGCTTGAGGATCGTGAAACAGAAATCCACTTGGACATTAATCCAGACATGAAGCATGGTTCTTCATGCGTTATCAACGAAGCTGTTGGCTACATTCGTGGCATGTGTAACATCATACCTCTAGTTAAGCCAAATGCTTGGGCCGCATCTTACTGTGCGGATCGATATAAGGACGCTATTCAACACGCACATAAGGCGGTAGCATAATGTTTATCAAGTTAACGAATATGGTTCCTGAACGAAAAGGTGATCCTCTATACCTCAATGTAAATCATATCAAGGTGGTATATGAGGATCACGTTGAAGGAGGCAGTCTTTTGACTCAAGTCCATGCAGAGAATGTTACATGGTCTGTCGAAGAAAGTCTTGGTGAAGTAATGAAGTTGATTGGAGAAGCAGTTTAAAATGGCAAGATTTTTCGTTATGATTTGTGTTGTTATCTTCGCAATCTTTACGTTGGTTGTCGGAGCTAAAGCGGAAGTATTCATTACGATTGATAAGTCGGATCAAACAATGTATGTTGAAACTTTGACCGATACATATGAATGGCCAATTTCTACGGGTCGAGAAGGATACAATACACCGTCTGGAGAATATCGTCCGTATCTACTTAAGAAACTTCACTATAGCAAGAAGTATGATAATGCGCCGATGCCTTGGTCAATCTTCTTTCACGAAGGATACGCAATTCATGCGACTGGCGAAGTAGAGCGTCTTGGATCTCCAGCATCTCACGGTTGTGTTAGACTTGAACTGAGAAATGCTCGTTGGTTATATCGCCTAATAGATGAAAGTGGCAAAGAGAATACATATATACGTGTAATAGAATAATGGAAGGTTGGCCGAGTGGTCTAAGGCACCTCACTGCTAACGAGACGTACCTTAATCGGTACCGAGGGTTCGAATCCCTCACCTTCCGCCATATAAATAGTGATATAATTTAGAGGAAATAAAATGGAAGAATTAGTAGAAAAGATGAAGGCGGTATTAGCAAGTACCTTTGCTGCTGGACTTAAAGCTCAGTCGTATCACTGGAATGTAATTGGTTCCGATTTCCCACAACTACATGATTTCTTCGCAACTATCTATGAGGACTATCAGGGTGCAGTAGATCCACTAGCGGAACACATTCGTCAGTTGGACGCTTTTGCACCTCAGACATTGACAAGGATGAAAGAATTGTCTATAATAATGGAGGATGAGAAAATTCCTACTGCGGAAAAGATGATTGCCAATCTTCAGACCTGTAACGAGAATCTTTCTAACTTAGTTATTGAAGCGTATGAAATGGCAGAAGCACAGAAGATGTATGGTCTTTCCAACTATCTTCAGGATCGTATTACTGCTCAAATGAAACTTAACTGGATGATCAAGGCAACAATGGGCAAGAAGTCCTAAAAAGGATATTTATTATGAACGAACTTATGCAGATACACCAAAATGTAGATCATCCATCAGACAAGTGGAGCAACTACTTTGACATTTACGAAAAGCACCTTAAAGATTATCGAGGTAAAAACGTTACACTAGTTGAAGTTGGTGTACAAAAAGGTGGATCATTGGATATGTGGCACACATACTTTGGGCCACATAGTAAAATTATTGGTATTGATGTGGATCCCGAGTGTGCCAAGTTAATATATCCAAATAAAAATATTAGTGTGACTATAGGCAATCAAGAAAGTCCTGCTTTTTGGGATGAGTTTTTGAGCAACAATACTGATATTGACATATTCATTGATGACGGCGGTCATACGATGGGTCAGCAGATTGTGACTTTTGAAAAAGTTTTTCCTAAGCTGAAAACAGGAAGCATCTTTATATGCGAAGACACTCACACATCTTATTGGCCTGAATTGGGCGGTGGTCTTAGAAGAGAATCATCATTCTTAGAATATGCTAAAGACTTTGTTGACGTTCTTCACAACAATTGGAAAAGAGAAACAACCGAATCTTTAGAAAAGAAAAGCGCCATGGCGTTTGATGGCTTATCTGGTCTATATTTCTACGATAGTGTGGTTGTTTTTGAAAAGTTTGGCAAACAACCTATGAATAGAATACTGATACCTGGCAAACAATAATTGTGAAAAACAAATTATATTATCATATATTTTTGTCTGATGATTATGGTACGTGGTCTTCCATTTTTATGGAACAAGTTAAACTAATGGAAGACCACAATCTAATTGACGCTCTAGATGAAATCAATATAGGTTGCGTATACACATCAGATCACGCTAAGGAAACTTTTGAGCTTTTAGCGACCTCCATATTTAAAAATCCAAATATAACTTACTATCCTAATACTATAGGATCTAGTGAAGATGTATATTTCGATTCGAAACTAAATTCTTACTATCATTCGGCTGTTACTGAAAACGTAACTATGAAAAAGATATTTGATGATAGTCAGAAAGAAGACTTTAACATTTTATATCTTCATAGTAAAGGTGTAACGTCAGTCGCAAGACATTTAAAAACACACAACATATTTGCTTATCTGTTATATTTCAATTGGAGACAATATTTACAATGGGCAGTTATTGAAAATTGGAAAAAATGTGTCAGGGCTTTAGATAAAGGCTATGACATAGCATCCGCAAATTTTATGACTGATCCAGCTCCACATGTAAGCGGCGATATTTGGTGGTCAAAAGCATCATATATAAGAAATTTAGATGACCCTACTGAACTTGATTGGTATTTTAATATGAGAGAAAGGTCTCATAATCAGGATTTTAAATATAACGGATCTTTGAGACATAGAGATGAAATGTGGATTTGCTGTCGAAACAATTTCAAGTTTTATCATATACATCTTCTAGATGAGAAAGATAATCCCGCTTATAATATTCTGCCTAGAAAAAACTACACAACAACAGGAGAAAAGTCATGAGAAAGTTTATAGTCGCGGGAGTAGTTCTTTTGACTATGCTTGCAGGATCCGTACCAGCCTATGCGGATAATTCCGAAGAAGTGATTATTGGAATTTTAGGCGGTGCTCTTGGCGGTTTAATTATCGGTGAGGCTATCGGTAATGGTAATCGTGTTTACGCTGCGCCACAATACTACCTACCGCCTCCTATTGTGTATGAAGAATATGTAGAACCAGCGCCAGTGCGTTGTGTATACAAAAAGAAGCGAGTATATAATCCGGAAGCGGATGAGTATGCTGTTGTAAAAAAGCGCGTATGTTATAGATAAGAGACGGGCACCTTCGGGTGCCCTTTTGTATTATGAACCCATTCGAACAAAGAAGAGTAATCAAAGAAAAACGATTAGAAATCTGTAACTCCTGCGAACGCTATGATAAGGATCAGAAGCGTTGCAGGGAGTGCGGATGCTTTATGGAATACAAGGCTTTCATGCCATACACTTCTTGTCCTTTAGATAAGTGGAAAATATTGAATCTGGAAAAGACATAAATAAGTAGAACCCTAATTTTGGATTGAAATATGTCTAGTACTGGCGCAAATAAATGGCAAAAATACTTTTCTAAAGGCGATGTGGCCACAGCTATCATTAAAGGTCCCGCAAAAATATATGATAGCACGAACAGCATAATTGATACTTTAGCTGACGGTACGTCTATAACTGTCCTAAAGATGAAAACTTTTTCTTCGAAATATGCCATATCTTACACTAAAAGATCAAAAGCGGTTGAGGGTTTTGTTTCAGATAAAAACGTAGGCAAACCTATCGCTAAGAAAGGCGCTACAGAAAATTTAGGTGTTAGAGCGGAAACTCTTACCAAATTAGGAGTAAGAAAGCAGATTAGTTTTGGTGGTAAAAAAGTTGAATGTATGACATTCAATAGTCATGTAACGCTTATGCGCTCACTCATTAGTGGACTAAAAACTAATCCAAAAGTATCAGAAAGTATCGTTGAGGTTTTTGAAGATTTTGCAAAAACCAATTACACTACATTAAAGTGGCAAAAACAGATACCAGATTCTGATATCAATGAACTTGGCAAATACGCAGGCGAAATCATAATCGGGCTCTTAGGACTTAAAGGAAACAAAACTCCATTTAATACCAACTTCTATAAAGGAAAAGTTTTTAGTTTTTGTATTCCTACTGATCCTTCTTTTTCAGGCGTTGATAGTTTTTTTATTCTTGGAGATAAAACAATTGTCCCTATCAGTTCAAAATATGGTGTTGGTGCTAAAGCATCTTTCTTTTCAAATCTACTGAACAAAGCAATAGACGCGGGTGTGCCTCCTAGAACAGTGATAGGTGAAGTTGTAGATTCTGCCAAAAGAGCAGGAGTATCATCATCATCATTAACATCAAAGCAAGGTTCAAAAGAAGTTTTGTATGAATATGGAGTTAGAAAAGTTTTGAACATGTCTAGAAATGCTGTTAAAGATCCGTATGCTGTATATACAAATGTAAAAACAAATGGTAAAAATACAAAGAAGTTATCACCTGAGGCAAAACTAGTTTTAGATAAGATTAAAGAAATGGCAGATAAAAAAATTGCTGATAAACTGCCTTTCTCTATGACTTCATTTTTTTCTAGATCGATGGCAGATAGATTAAATTCAGATGGTAAGTCTGTAGAAGCAATGATTGAAATTTTAGCTGGTAAAAATTTTTGGCAAGCTAACCTAGATATTATGGAATGGAAAAAAGGCAATATCAAATATAGAATGGTTTCTTCAGGCAAAGCATCAGTTCAAATTATTGGCTCTAAGTCTGCTATTGATGATATTGATGCGAAACAGGGTATGGTCAATTATGAAGTAAGAATGCCTTAAGGATTAAACATGTTACAGTATCAAAACTATTTAACAGAATCAAAAGAAGGTAAAAACCTTCATCTAGAACACTTGGAGGACGAAGTACTCAATGGAGGAGTTACTGGAACAAGAGGTGCAATATCCTTTCTACAGTCTCTTCGTGATATGCTTGCTGGTCACGCTACTGGTAAGTCAGTGAACTTAACAACAAAGTGGGATGGTGCACCTGCCATCTTTGCTGGTATCAATCCAGAGAACGGCAAGTTCTTTGTTGGTACGAAAGGAATTTTTGCTCAAAACGCAAAGCTCAATTATACAAATGCTGACATTGATGCTAGTTATCCTGGTAAAGGACTAAATGACAAACTAAAAGTCGCTCTACGTTATTTGCCAGAACTTGGCATAAAAGGTGTGATGCAGGGTGATATGATGTTTACGTCTGCCGATCTTAAAACGGAAAAGATTGATGGAAGTTCTTATGTTACATTCCAGCCTAATACTATTGTTTACGCTGTTCCTGATAATACTGCTTTGGCTAAGTCTATAAAATCTGCGAAGATGGGTATTGTTTGGCACACAACATATAATGGTGATACAATGGCCGATATGAAAGCATCTTTTGGTGCTGATATTGGTAGCATGAAGGTATCAAAGAATGTTTGGTATCGTGATGCTTCATTTGTTGATGCCTCTGGCACTGCTACATTTACCAAGCAAGAGACGGATGCTTTGAACGCCATTCTATCACAAGCTGGTTCATTGTTTAGAACAATATCTCCTCGGACGTTAAATACGATTGCTACAAATGACACATATAAGGTTACGATTAAAGCGTGGAACAATCTGAAGGTTCGTGAAGGAAAAGAAATTACAAACACCGCTACTCATGTTGCTGGTCTTATTTCCAGTGTAGAGGAAAAATTAAACAAGTCTATATTAGAAGCTAAGAAAGCAGATACAAAACAGAAGCGACAAATGGAAAAGAAGCTCGTCATGGACTTCTATAAGTCAAATAAAAATGAGCTAAAGAAGATTTTTGACTTGCAAAACATCCTGGTTCGTGCTAAAAATATGATAGTCAAGAAACTACAAGAAGTTCAGGACACAGTCGGAACATATCTCAGAACAGATTCCACTGGATTAAGAGTAACATCTCCTGAAGGATTTGTTGCCATTGACAAGATCGGTAAAGCAGTCAAACTGATAGATAGACTGGAATTTTCACAGGCAAACTTTAATGCCACAAAGAATTGGTCAAAATGAAACTGAATGATTATCTAAAAGAGCATAAAAAAGAAGTTCGGACTTTAAACGTTTGGGACATCGATGATACTTTAGGTAAAACCTCTGCGAAAGTAAACATCAAAAAGAATGGCAAAGTTATTAAATATCTTTCCCCTGGTGAGTTTAATTCATATAAGCTTGAAAAAGGTGAAGAGTTAGATTTTTCTCAGTTTCGTTCTGGTAAAATCTTTCGTGAAACATTTAAGCCCATCAGCAATGTTCTGGATAAGGCCAAAAGTATCGTATGGAATCAGTCAGAAAATTCTCATTCAATTATCATTACTGCCCGAGCAGATTTTGATGATCACAAAGAGTTCTTAGAAGCATTTCGTGATCATGGATTCCCTATCGATCATGTATATGTTGAACGTTCTGGCAATCTATCAAAGTTAAAGCCAAGCTCACCAGCACATATCAATAAGGGTGTTATTCTAAAGAAGTATCTGGCCAAAGGTAAGTGGGATCGTATTCGTATGTGGGATGACCATGAAAAGAATCTGGATATGCTATTCAAAGTAGCTGCGATGTATCCTGATGTAGAAGCTGTTGGATATCTTGTAAAAGATGGTAAAGTGAGCAAGTATTTACCTAAGAAAGCACTGGCCGAAGGTATTATTTCAGTTGCCAAATCGACAAGAGTGCGTAAACTCTACGAAAGTTAAAGTTTACTAAATAACTCTATAGATTAACATTCCTATAGAGGGAAGTAATGAAAAAGAAAACTACAGGTGTTGCCTTCTATGGCAAGGTACGTATACCTACTATCGGTCACAAAGCAGCTATTGATCAAGCTAAAGATATAGCAACCAAGACAAGCGGTAAACTGTCAATAGGTCTTTCTGGTACAGCCGAACCACTTGATATCAAAACCAAGAAATCCCACGCAGAAAAAGTATTCGGTCATCCTGTTGATACAGGCACCGAGCATACCAAGACTTTACCTGCTTTCTTATCACATCTCAATAAGCACCATGATCATTTACACCTTGTCGCGGGTTCAGATCGCGTTGAGGAATACAGGAATTTCCTACAAAAGTATAATGGCAATAAAGACAAGAAGGGCAATATTCCATTCCATTTTAAAAGCTGGCAAGTACATGCTGCTGGTGGTGAACGCACAGAAAGCGACAAAGATCCTCGCAAGATGAGTCGCGCAGAGCTAACAAGTTCTGTATCTGCTTCCAAACTTGAAAAGTTGGCCAAAGAAGGCAACTACGAACATTTTAAAGCATATCATCCAGGCATGCCTGAAAGTCATGTTCGTAAGGTATTCAATCAAATCCGCAAACATCACTCCTTAAATGAAGAAGTAACACGCAAAGAACTGGCACCAATGCTTGATTCTTTTTTGTCGTTTGCGTCTAAGAAACTTGGTATCAAATCTTTACCTGGTGTTAGATATAAGAGTGATGAAGACGATTACAACTCTTTCGCAGCATATAATCCCTCAAAGAATGAACTATCCATTTCAACAAAGAACAGACATCCAATGGATGTGTTTCGTTCTATCGCACATGAATTGGTACATCACAAACAAAATGAAGACGGTAAACTTGGCAAAGACATTGCCAAGGAAGGTTCTACTGGTTCGGATATAGAGAATGAGGCCAATGCCGAAGCAGGTAAGATCATGCGTTGGTTTGCGAAATCTAATCCAGATATGTTTGCTAAAGAACATATCATAGAAGATCATGCTCTAAATCATGCTTCTGGTGGTGACATAAGAGGTATGGGATATGTAACAGGTGAAGTCTCTCCTACAGTAACATCACAATATCTTTTACAGAACATAAAAGATACCGATAGCATGAAGAAGGTTAATAAGACTCACATTTTAGATACAGGTGAAGGTGATTGGAAAGATGATGAGACTGCTGATGAATATAAGAAAAAAAATCTTCAAGAAGGTATAAATGATCCAGGCAAATTAAAAGCTATCTTCTTAGCTGGCGGTCCTGGTTCAGGTAAAGATTTCGTAATGAATTCCGTTCTTCGCGGTGAAGGTCTAAGAGAAGTCAATTCGGATGTTGCTTTTGAATATCTAATGCAAAAGAATGGTCTTGATCTTGAAATGCCAGATGAAGAAAGAGTTGAGCGTGATATCGTGCGCGGTCGCGCGAAGAACATTACCAAAGAACAAGAAAGACTAGCTCTTTCAGGCCGTCTAGGGCTTATCATTAATGGCACCGCAGACGATTTAGAAAAGATTAAAACAGTTAAGAGAAATCTCGAGGCTGATGGTTACGAAACTATGATGGTATTCGTAAACACATCAAACGATGTATCGCGTGAGCGTAATGTTGAACGCGGCAAACTAGGTAAGCGTAAAGTTCCAGATGGCACTGATAAGCAAGGTATGCCAGACAACTCTTCCGATATTCGTCAAGAGAAGTGGGATCTAGCACAAAAGAATATTGGTGAGTTACAAAAGATTTTTGGTAATGAAAAGTTTGCGGTTGTAGATAATACTGCCGATGTTCGTAAAGTATCTCCTGAAGAAAAAGAAAAGATTCAAACAAACTTCAATCGTGTTCGTCGCATGGCACAACAGTTTGTTCGCGCCGATAATCAAAATCCAGCAGCAAAAGCATGGATTGAAAAAGAAGCGCAGAAGCGCGGCATCACATATCAAGAACCAAGAGCAAATAAAACTCTCACACAGGTTCGTCAAGAAATTCCAAACGTTGTCCATAAACCAGATAATGAGTTGATGGCACAAGCAAGAAAGCTTGGACTATCATACTATGGATTTGGTAGATTTGGTCGCAAAGTAGGAAACGAAAACAAGGTATTATTCCACAGCAAAGGTGGTAAACTAGTAAGGGTTCAAAACATGAACGAAGAAAAGAAAAAAGGTATTGATGGTAAAGCCTGCTGGAAAGGTTATCGTTATGCTGGCACTAAGAACAATAAAGATAAATGTGTACCAGTAAGTGAAATGGATAAGACATTTGAAAAGTACATGGAAAAACCATCGAATAGAGAGATTGGTACGGATTCTTTAGCTCAAATTTATAAGTCTATGACTCCTGGTCAAAACTGTGTATCAGAAAATAAGAAAATTAAAGCTGTTAGAAAGAAGTTAGCTCAAGAAGACAATAACATTCCACGCGGTGGATTACCAATTGGTAATGGTTTAGGACAAGAAGTTAATGTTTCTAAAGCGCCAGGTTTCTATATGGGCTTTGCTAACGTGGGTAACTCTGTATATGAAGCAACACAGTCTATTCAAGAATGGGCATTAAATCCAAAAACACAACAGAAGTTTGCCGATAAGTATGGCAATCTTGCTGAAGAAAAACTTATTGAGGCTGCATTAAAGCTTGAAGCATGTGGTTGTGGCAATATGCCATCTGAATCAAAGAAATCTTTGAAAAAGATCAAAGAAATGGCATTTGCTGCCGCTTCATCTGGTAAAGATCCTACAGAAAAAGAAGGCGAAAAACCAGGCAGTGTTCCTGTTCAGGCTGAAGAAGTAATGTCTAAAGCACAAATTAAAAAGAGAAATGAAATTGCTGACGCTATAAAAAGAGAAAATCCTGAATATTCTGACAAAAAGAAGTTTAGTATTGCTACAGCACAGGCTATGAAAGAAAAACAGATAGAAGAAAATGTAGACAAAGCCAAAATGAAATGTAACGCGCCTCGTGCTGACAGTCATAATGGTAAATCACACGTAGTCAAAGCTTGTTTTGATGGTAAAGAAAAAGTTATTCGTTTTGGTCAAGCTGGTGTACAAGGTTCACCAGATGGAACAGATCGTAATAAAAGATTTAAAACTCGCCATGCAAAGAACATTGCTAAAGGTCCAAAGTCCGCAGCATATTGGGCCAACAAAGTAAAGTGGTAATTTTCATAAATACAATTAAACCTAAAAGGAATTAAAAAAAATGCTTAACAATAAAGATCCATTAATCGCAGCAGTTCAAAAAGTTATGCAAGATAGCTACGCTGAACGTAATGCTGTAAAAGTTGTAAACGAAAAGTTTGGTGTGGTAGACCGTAGAGTTCTTCCACATGAGCGTCAAGGTGAATGGGATGCTGCTTATAAGGCTGTATTAACAGAAGGTGTAAAAGCACTTGATGAAAAACTTTCTCCTGCTCAAAAGCATCACATGGATGTTGACGATGACAACGATATTGATTCTAAAGATTTGGAAATGAAGCGCATGGGAATGAAAGAAGCTAATATTGACACAGTTGGTAAAGGCGAAAATGAAGGCGGTTCTGCTGTAACAACAGTTAAGCCAAAAGCAACTTCCGTCAACAGTCAAGATCAAAGAAAATTAAAGGATCTAATTGTCAAGAAAGCTATGACCATTAAAGAAGCCAAAAAGGCAGCTACATTGGAATCAATTCAGGAAGAAATTTCAAACAATCTGGCCGAACAAGCTGCCAGCATCTACGAAAGTGAAGGACAGGAAGGTCTGGATATTTTCCTAGAGTCGCTATCAGAAGAGCAGATGGAACTTCTTCAAATAAATGAACGCGCACCCGGTGGGTTTGTTCAAGCAATGCAAAAGACAGCACAAGCTAAAGAAACTACTGCCAAGCTGAATGCTCCTGGAGCAAAAGGTCCAAATGCGGCTGCTGGATATTCTCCTGCTCGACCACAAGTTGCTGCTAAAGCCACAGGAACAAGCAAAGCTATTCAGAATTTGAATACACATTCAGCTTCAAATCCGCAGCCTGCTAAGAAGGCTACAGTTAAACCAAAGCCAAAGCCAGCTGCACCAGCTCCAAAAGCTGCCGCACCTAAAGCTGCTTCTGCTCCAGCTCCAAAAGTTACAGCAAAGCCAAAAAGACCACTATCTAGAACTGAAAGAGATGACGGCGGCAGAAGATAAGATAATGGCAAAAAGTCTTATAGAAACATATAAAACTTTAAAAGAGGCTGGCGGCGCGTCTGGAGGATTTGTTCAGGCAATGCAAAAGAAAGCCGCAGGATCAGGTGCAGCTCAGGCTGCACCTGTTAAACCAGCAGCCTCTGCGCCAACTCAAACTTCTGGTCCAAATAGACCACCTCCTGGCGGTTTTATATCTCCTCAAGCTGCGATGAAAGCTGGTCAAAATTTTAATGTAGGATCAACGGGCGGTGTAGTATCTAGACCTGCTGCACCAGGTAAAACTCCAACGCTTGATAGAACTATACCAAAGAGTCCTGTCTATCCTAATAAAGGTATGGCAGGATCTCCTATTGATCAAACCCAAGGTGCTCGTCCAGAAGTAGGTCGCGATTATCGTCTCAATAAAATGAGACAGAATCCACCTGCTTTAGATACTAAAAGAGATTCTGCTTTAGATCAACCTACAACTCAATCTCCAATGGCAAGAGCGACGAATCCAAACATTGGTGGTGCTGCCGGCGGTAATTACAAAGCCGCTCAGACACCTTCTGTTACAGCTACTGGAAATCCAAACGCTGCTGGCGGTACTGTACCTGTTAAACCAGGAACACCACCAAAGCCTACGCCTAAACCTGCAACAACAGCTTCACAAACACAGACAAAAAAACCAGGTGTTGTTCAAAAGCCAAATGTTATTGTTAAACCTGCTGGAAAATCTCAGAGTGCTGGAACACAGAATAACATGACTCCCGCACAAAGAGCGCAACAGAATAGACAGGTTGAAAGAGGCAATTCAAACAAAAAGCTTATCGGTCTTGGAGTTAAAACAGGAAAAGTTACAAGAAATGCCGCAAATTCTAAGCGACCAATTGGATCATCTCAACTAAAAGAAGGTGTAATGAATAACAAACAACTTGCCGAAATAGTAAAGCAGATCAGAGAGAAAAAACTTTTGGAAATAATTGGTAAACCAGGACCTTTTGATCCTGTTCATCCTGAAGGCAAACAGGATTCTGGTAGTCCTAATCAATATGCTCATCGTAAAAAATCTGTAGCGGAAGCTCACGGACCTTTAGTCAAAGGTGGTCAACAAGGTAAAGGATATCTTGGTGGCAAAGCACTAGTAAAGAGAAGTGAAGGTCAGAAAATGCGAGGCAATCAAAATGTTTATGGACGTAACACTATCACTATGGGTGAACAAGATGAAGAAGATTTAGGACCAACTGAAACAGGTCAAACAGGCAAGAAAACCGAAAAAGTTACAGTAAATCCAAAAGATACTACTTTTTCCGCTAGAAATTCAACAAATATCAAAGAAATCAAGGAGAAGTAAAATGCCACTATGGGGTAAATCAGATAATGCTACAGGTAATAATAAGCCAAAGTATGCTAACGTAGCAAGTACAATGGGCGTATCTGTAACAGAAAAATCAAACACACAGGCTATTGCTGCTGGTAATATTCCGCCACACTCTGGTTGGGTAAAGCAGACACTAGGTACTGGTGGTGTAGCAACAATTACCATCTCAGGTGGTGGTACAGGCATCAACGCAGCAGGATTCTTAACAATCTCTGGTGGTGGTGGAGCAAATGCTAACGCATCATACACAACAGCAAATTCGCAGAATACACTACAGTCATACTCAACAAATCCTGCTTGGAATGTAGTAGCTTCTGTTGTTCTTAACAACCCAGGCACAGGATATACATCTACACCAACAGTAACATATGTTGGCGCAAATATATCTCGTCCAACATTTACCGCTACAATGAGCGGTCGTACTGGTCGTAAGTTCTATGAGACTCTTGTTGCTACTGGAACAATTACTGACGACGATACTGCTGACAATACATACTTCCCTGGAACTTAATAGATGAAGAAATTTAAAGAATTTCTCAGTGAAGAGATGATGCCCTTTGCTCAAACCGAGAAGGGCTTTGTAGGCGTAGATAATGGACCTGTTAGAGATAACATTAACATTCATCTAGCGTCCGTAACTGCTAGACCACATGCGACTCCATACCACGCTTTGGAAATGGTTCGCAAGGTTTTAGCACCATTCAGTATATTTCCACCTCAGACAAATTTCTTAGATGGGGATTCGGGTCATGAAGTTTTTCCAATCAGTCAGTTTGGAAACAAGATGGGTATGACAAATGATGGAACAGTAGTTGTAAAGAACTATGATCCATATTACGTATACTTTGAGTATCAAATGAATGATAGAGGTTCATTTGATATCTTCTGTGAGATCGTGGAAGAGAGTGAACTCCAAGAAATTTTAGATGATATGGAATCTGAAATGGAAGATGGAGAAACATCAGACGGCGATGAGGCCGATGCCGAAGATTCATTTGATTCATACAAGGCTGGCAATGATCTAAAAGAAGACAAAGATCCTTGCTGGGATAACTATGAGATGATTGGTATGAAGAAGAAGGGCGGCCGTAAAGTTCCTAATTGTGTGCCAAAAAATGAAAGTATTGATGTGGCTAAACTAGTTAAAAAGGCAATGGCAAAAAAGAATAAATGATTGAAAACTTAAATGATGATAACTTTATCATTTATGCAATGAAAGCCTACGATAGACCAAATTGTATAATGAGTGAATTTGAGGAAGACTTAAGTAGAATTAAGTATGTAAAGAGACTTATCAAAAGATACAAGACTACGGGTGAGCTAAAGGAAAGATTGATACTCAACCACATTATCGTTCTATCAAATGTGTTTGGAATTGAACCCTCTGCTAGAATGTTGTTCTTTAAGATTGATAAGGAAGACTACGATATACTGAAAACTTTTCTACTGTTTTTGAACTTTATGCCACGACATATCAATGGTATTAGTGGTAATCATTATAATTCAGCAGATATTGGAGTAGATGTATTCGTCGGTAGCAGACTTAATAAACTATAGAGTTATTCATATGATGGCTGACATAGCCTTTATACCACGTTGTCAATAGAAAGTCAAGAGAAAAATGAAGTTGAATGAAATGGATGTAAGCGCAATCGCAGGAACAGGTGATAGTAGATTGTCTCCAGATCAAAGAGAGCCCGGTCTAACTAAACCAACGCGACCGCCCGCTCGTCGTGGAAAGATGTTTGGGCGAGAAACATTTATCGTTTCTTCTTCCACTTTCAATTCAATAAAACACCAAAAGAAAAAGGGTATGCATTGGAAAAGATATCTTGAAGAAGATGATGCTTATTATGACCTAAGAGAGTATGCCCGAAAGAAAAGAAAAGGTCCAATAATTGTAGAGGACGAAAGAACAGGCGCCTGTATGTATGTGCGCTATGGAGATATATGAAATGACAAAATGGCCATTACAACGCGAATGTGATTCCTTCTATGGTAATCCACGCGGCAAGAATGTAACACAACCATCAGCGAAGTGGGAATCGGAATATCTGGTATTTTTTAAACCACCATTCCGTATTACATATGCTGGCAAACATGTAGCACAATTCAAAGTGAACAAGAATTGTCTGGTTGGATTCCAAGAAGCATTCAACAACTTGCTCAAGGCCGCAGGCGGTAAGCAAAAGACTTTAGACCACTGGGGCGTATCTACCTTTGCTGGTTGTTATAACTATCGCTTGATGCGTGGCGGTAACAGTCTATCGATGCACTCATGGGGTTGTGCTATCGACCTCGATCCGGCTAACAATTCACTCTCAGATAATACTCCACGTTTTGCTCAGTTTCCAGAAGTTCTGGATGCTTGGGCTAAAACAGGTGCAGTTTGGGGTGGTGATTGGAACGGCAACAAGAATACACTAGACGAGCGCCGCTGTGACGGTATGCACTGGCAGTTTGCTAGATTGAGATGACAGAATCTCCTTGGCTGAAGACATATTGGAGACCGGCAATTGCATGGCAGTATTTAATTGTATGCGTTTGCGACTTCATTATATTTCCTTCAGTCTATATGTATATTGTTAGAGAGCCGTGGGATCCTATTACACTAAAAGAAGGTGGATTCTATCATCTGGCCATGGCAGCAATTATAGGTGTTGCCGCATGGACAAGAGGTCAAGAAAAGATTGTACAGTTGATGGATGGCAGTGAAGAAGTGCAGAAGACAACTACAACCATGACGCCTACACAGACTAAACGAGGTAAATAATGTTAGCAATTTTATCCTTACTATCACCGTTTTTTGGTATTTTGGGAAGTCTTTTACCTTCCGTTGTGAAAATATTTGAGCGTAAGCAGGAGATTAAATATGAACTTGATATGGCAAAGAT